CCAGTTACTGCGCCCCACCACTCAGCGTATCCAAACGTGTTCTTGGTTTTATTGAAAACCACTGTTGCGCCAGTTGGGCAATTAAAGATCTTATATACCCCAGCCTGGAGGTTATTAAATACTGTGAATGTAACTCCAGATGCAATATAAAAAACTGCACCAGGGGCCATGATTAGGGGCAGATTGAATGTGACATTCGCACTGATCTTATAATTCCCAGGCGGCACATAGATATGACCCGCAGAGGAAGCACTCGCATTCTGAAATGCAATGTAATCCTCATTGGAATTGTCTCCAACTGCTCCAAAGTCTTTCACTGAGACTGTGTCAGTAAGACGAGAATAAAGAGATCTGGTTACTGCATTAAGCAGTGAGAGAAGATAATTCACATTCCCCGCTGGAACCTGAGTAAGATCCAGAGTAGGAATACCCACAACCTCAACTCGATCTCCGAGCACGCAGCCTTCAATCAAAGTAATTGCAGTGGAAGAAGTCTCCTGGAAATCAACACTCGAAAGCTGTTTCGTTCCATTGATATACACAAACACGGAATTCGTATTTGGCGTATAAGTGAATGAGGTGATGGTGAAAACAGTTTGTCCCGCTGTAGCCGTAAAAGCCTGCGGGACAATTGTTCCACTGACATTGGCATTAAGAATTCCGCCAGAGCCAAAGAGAGATGCGGTCATTTCATAATTCCTTCAGGAGCTTAAAAACCTACAGCTGAGATATTCGAGGCACGAAGCATTTGGATTTGTTCTGCAACCAAACCTCTGTATGCGGCCGCCTCATCATCTTTTCCAACCGCCTTGAATACAGTAGCTGCTGCATCAAAGACTATACAAAAGGGATGATCCAATGCCACCCATGAACTATAAGATTCTTTAGTAATATCAGGGTTGACATAGCAACCAAGAAGATAGTATTGTTCTTGGGTCGAAGAATTGATTTGAACATACGAACCTGCAACGTAGCAAATGTCAGACTTTTGCACTTGGTATGCATCAAAAATCTGTTCTGGAAGAATCACAGTGAGCTCAATTCCAGGCACAGAGTTTGTGTAATCGTATTTTCGGAGATACTTCAGGGCGCGCCACCTGGAGAGCAGAGCTCGATAATCCAGATTCTGCACGTAGTCGGAAGTAGCAAAGACCAGGCCACTTTCAAAAATGTCTTTGTAATAGTAGTCTGATTGGTGAGCTTTCAGAGTGGCAGATTTGACTGCCGACTCAGTCTCTGCCACAAGATCAGAGCGCCCAGTGAGAGTGTAAACCTCAGCGCAAAGTTCGGAAAAGTTCATGATTCAGACCTGATTAGCCAGCAGTTTTCAGATTCTTCAACGAAGCAGTCAGCATTGCACCTGAGCCGCCCATTGCAGCTTGTGCAATATCCTGAGTATTTGCAGGCTTAAGAGGCTCAGGAGTTGTGTTTCCCATGTCGCGCGCGGGATCGCCAGAAATAAGAGCATTTGCTGCTGCAATCTCAGCGAGAACCTTTTCACGAATCCTGGTTTCCAGTGCAACCATCGGATCCAGCATTGCGGATTCAACTTCTTTTTCATTCGGATCCACAAAAATATGCGGATGACCTGCGGCGATTTCTGCCTCCAATTCATCAATCTCTCGTTGCACTGCAGTGCGAAAGACTCCTGCAACAAAAATGGCGGGTTTGCCATTCTGCATGATGTAGGTGATGGAAGGGAAGGTGGATTTGAAAACTTTGAGGAGAGCCATTTGGTATGTACTAGAGTTGAAAAAAGATTGAAAAAACTCCCCCAGATTTGTATCCGAGGGAGTTGGATTGGGAAAGGATCAGCCCGCTGCCGCTGCAGTCAGATTGTAAACAATCGAATTTGCCGGAGGATTCTTCACCACAGTCGTGAGTTCCGTAGTAAGAGTTCCACCAACAGCATCAATGCCATTGTCCGAAACATCCATGTCAGTGGCATCTGGCATGTTGAATTCCTTATTCTGGGTTTTCCGATCTCCCAGATAAGCAATACGGAAAGTGGAAAGATCCACAGCAACTGCCATCTTCGCCCAGGAAGTATTGGAGTTCAAGAGCGGGTGCTCAATCATCCGGAAAGTTCCACGAGCGGTTTTGAAAGTGCTGAATTGCAGACCATAGGAAGTCTGGCCATCAACAATGTAATAGGTGCCATTCAGACGCCCAATGTTGTTGACAACCTTTTTCGCAGTGCCACCAACAAAAAGCACGCGCTCATTTGCAACTTTCGGATCAGTGGCTTGGTTGAAAACCGGATCCAGAAAACCTTCAAGCTGCGTGTAGTTCGTGGTAGAGCCGGCAGTATTCACGTTCACCGCAGCATAGTAGCTGGGGTAATATGAAAGATTGCCGACAATGTTGATCAAACCATCAGCAGTGCGGAAAGGTTGCCCGTTCCTGGTACCCTGAGATTTCTGACCAAAGAAAAGAGCTTTCTCAATATCGGCAGCATGGAAAGCTGCACAATCTTGACGGCTCTCAGCCACGTTGGTTTCGCCAGCAATCATCATGGTGGCACGAACAGAATCCGTGATTGCCCAAGTGTTGCGGAAAATCTGCGTGAAGTTCGTAATCCGAACCGGGTTGATGATCAGAGATTGCGGGCGCAGCGAACCTTCTTCAAAAGCAGTTCCGACTTGGAAAAGATTCACAGAAGCTGCAATTGACTGAGCTGCAACAGAACCAACTCCGCGAGTAACTTGCACAGAAGTGCCAGAAATCACCGCATTGATGATGATGTTTTCGCCAGTCGTGTCAACTCGCATGATCATATTCGGGAGAATATTGGTCGTGGAGGTGACAGTGAAAGTCGTGTCAGTGGAAGTCTGACCGGCTGCGGAAAGAGTCAGTTGAGGAAAGAGCATGGTCTTGGTGAAGAAACCATGTTCCGTTTGCATTGCAGTATCACTTGGAAGCATGGAAGTCATGCCGAAAAGTGGTGCAGTGCCATTTGGCATCAAACGCGTGATCATGGAAGCGAAAGATTTTTTCGCCAGATCTTGCGTAAGGCCAGCCGAATTGAAAATACCTGCGGACATTTGAGTGTTCTCCTAAGATTGAGTGAATGATTAAGCCGTAGGATCAAGCTCCGGCCAAACTGGTGACAGTATAGGTCGGAGAAAGATTGATGTTGAAACTGGCATTCGTTGCGTTGGCATTGCCAGAAAGAGTCAAAGTGCCGGCAGCAATGTTGATACCAATCACAGTATTACCTTGGATGCCAACCACAGCATTGATAACTTGCATACCCACAGAAACCTGGGAGAGGAAAGATGCTGGAAGTCCGGAGATAACTGCGGAACTATTGGTAGAAGCTGCGCCAGCATAACCAACTGCAGGAGTACCATTAGTAACCACAAACAAATAATCCCTTACAACCGTAGTTGCAATGGTAGTAGTTGCGCGGCCGCCATTGGTAACACCAGAACTTGCAGTAGTAGGAACTGCAGGCGTGATCGTGTTTGCGCTGACATTGATGAATTTCAGCCTGAAAGAAGTTCCTTGCTGAACACCCGTCAAACCAATACCCTGCTGCATAGCAGCAATCAAACTGGCCGCATCAGGAAAAGTGTCGGTTGAAACACCGGAAGGATTTCGAATCAAAACACCTGCCAAAACCATTGCTGGCGTAAGAGTCAGTGTGGTGTTGGTAGTGTCCGTGAGAGTCGTCTCCATTTGCGAGAGAACATCACCCACATTCATTTGGCGTTGCATACCGCCATCAAAGATTACAGGACGTGCGACTGGCATGTTGAATGCTCCAAAAAAGAGAGAATATTAGGAAGAAAGAAATGGGCTTAGCCCAGAAATGCTGACCAGTCTTCATCTTTTGCTTTCCTATTCCCGCCTGCGGGAGCTGGTGCTTTCGGAGCAAAAGAAGTTCCGAGAGCTGCAAAATAGTCAGACACTTGTTGTTGGATTTCACCTGCAGTTGCATTCGGATTCTTACGAACCAGCTGCTCTTGCAATGCGCCAACCAAGGGTTGAATTGCGGGATTGGAAAGAAGTGGATTTGCTGCTTGAAGATTCTCAGTGGAAGAAAGCTTTTTGAACATTCCTGGGAGCCTGGCATCCTGCTGCTCTTGCGCCTTTCCGAGAGCTTGCTCCACAATCTTTGTGGTAGCAATCGCACTCTGGGCATAAACACTTTGAGCCAGCGAATTCATTGATTCCGCAAATGCTTTAACTGCGCCCTCTCCACCTGCTGCAATTGCTTGAAGTTGCTCTGGGGAAATTCCTTTTGCAAAATCTACTTTCCTTGCGGATTCCATCACCTTTTGGGGATCAAGATTTGCAAAGAGTGCTTGCGGCGTTCCTTCTTGAGTAGTAGGAGTTTGCCAAATGTCTTGGAATGCAGCGAGTGGGGACGCGGAATCCTTCTGCGGAGCTTGCTCCGGAATCATTCCATTCGGAGCAGTTTGCGGCGTAGATTGAGTTCCTGGGAGAGCTTGGCCAGGATTTGCTGCGCCGGTAGGAATTTGCTGTGCAGGAGCCGGAACACTGGGAGCGGAACCAAAAAGTTTATCCATGAAAGACATGAGAATACCTCGGATTGATTGGAAAGGTGGGAGAGAAAGATAGGCTTAAGAGCCAGAGGATTGCACGGCAAGTGCGCGCAGTTGATTTTGAGACTCCATTGAAGTGTCCAAGAGCCAGCGGAAGACAGCAAGCTGCCCTTTAAGTGCCGCATCATCTTGAGCAAACTTCACAGGATTTCTCGGTTCGTAGGTGAGAGAAAGAATTTGTTGTGCGACTCTTGCTAACTCATTTTGTATCACCTGTGTTTGTAAAGGGTTAAGAATAGATCCCTGGAGGAATTCCTCTTTGGAGAGGTTATAGGTCGTGAATTCATTGGGAACAGGACTGGACATTATTGAGCTCCTGGTTTGTAGTTGGCTTGAGAGAGACTTACTGGCTGAGATTGTTGGGCAGTTCCTTGGGATGCCGCCGGAGCACCTGGAGTATATCCAAACTGCTGAGGAACTGGCTGAGGAGGGAATTTTTTGGGATCAATCTGATCTCCCATTTGTTTTCCAAGCATCTCACAAACCTGCTGCCACTGTCCAACTGCCTGCTCATATGCCTGCTGAGCTGGAGATTTTTCAAAGCTGGTAAGTTCTACATTCCGAGTTTTCATCAGATATGAGAACATCGGGCCAATGTTGTAGGCTGCACCAATCTGAGGGGAAGAGGCAATGGTCTGCATTGCAACTGCGAATTCCTCGGCAGAAATCACTTTATCCGTAGGAATGAGTCCATCGGTGATCTTGTAAGTTGCAAAAGATTGCCGCAATTTTACTGGGTCAATCTTGATAACTTCTTTCCGGGTGGGGGAGAAAATAGAAGTGCCTGCTTGATATTGCAGAGTATTGATTTTCAGGATCTCTTTAAGCGGGGTAAAGAGTTGAGCTTCAAGGAGGAGAGAAGTCGATTGATCCCGACCATTTGCATTCGCCATCACAGATTCATATTCATGCTGGGTTTTGTTTCCCTTCACAAACTGGCCCTGTTTTGCCTGGTTCTGGCCATTCACAGTATTCGCCATCTGCAGGATCTGTGGAAGTTCCTGGAATGCAACTGCTGATTGATCGTCTCGGAAAGGGATTGGGTAATAAGCCTCATTCGGGGTTTTATTATACCCTGCTGGCCGCATTGGAATCTTTGCAGTCGGAGAATCTGAGTTTATATGGTGCTCAGAGATGAGGCTAGGATTGTAAATCCCCCGATCAGAAATTGCGCGCCTACGAGCAGCCATAGCAGAATTGACAAGTGCTGAGGCGATTTCTTGAAATGGTCTTGCATTCGCTGCCAGAGATTTAGTCTGATACCCAAGACCATCTTCATTAGGCTGCCCAAAAAGACAAGGAAGATAATTGTGAGCATTTGTTTGTCGTTCAGCATAGATCAGCACCTGGTGATTGACAAAGATGAATTTCCAGACTTGGGGAGTATTGGCGGATGGAACACGAAGGCGGAAATCTTGGGGAATAATCCGCGCATAGAGAGTAGTCACTTCATAGAGATTCTTATAGAGCATTTCTCCTTGCGGCCGCTCAAGAATCCCTGCCCAAGACATCCAATCAGTAGACCGCTTCGGATCTTGCTGCATCAATGCTTCTGGGTTAATTCTGGGCATGTAAAAGGATTCAATCCCTCCAACTCCGCCCGCTGCATTTGCGCCCATTCCGGACTCAAAAGCTGCTTTGATATTGGAAACCATTTTGTCTGGGAGCTCATTGATGAACTTTTTCAAATGCACCCGAGACATGAGTTCAGTGTATCCGCAGAATTCTCCATCCTTGTAGAGGGATGTTGGCTTATAGCGAGAATCCCAAAAAGTATTATAGGGATCAAGCCGCTTGACACAATTGCCTTCCCAAATTACTTCCTTCGGCTTTCCCTGGGTTCCGAATGAGATATCTGTTTCAATGGCCGCCGTGACCTGACGATCCCAAGAGACTTCAACAATTCCAAGATTGTATTTAAACATATCCCGGAATGCAATCATGAATTGCTGAACCCAGCCGCCCCGAATGGAATTCTCTTCAATGATTGTTTGATATTGGACTGCCGCATCTTCTGAATCCGGCGCCGCAACCCAACCAAAGATTGGCTGACCTGTAAGAAAAACTGAGGTCTGATAAGTAACTGCTGCTTCAACTTGTGGCATCACCACAGGAACAGTCACATTTTGGAACTTACTGGAATCCCCGTAGCGATTCGAGAGTTTTGCCCGCTGGTTTTCTACAGTCCAATCGGTTTCTCGGATATAAGAGAGATCAATGGATCTCATCTGCTCCCGAACATTCCATTGCTGATTTAGCATGGAATAACATTGGCGATGGAATTGGACGAGAGCCTCTTGGGATTTCTCGGGAATGATGAGGGGAGTTGCGCTGCTCATTTGATGGATTGGTTATTAGGGTTTAATACCTTGGCTGTAACCAAGGGGATTTGTAAGAATCTGCTGGAGTCTTTCATCCTCTCCAGTATTCAAATCTCCAGAATATGTGGCAAGTTGCGCGCCTGTGAGGATTTTGTTTAGAAGTGCCATTGCTGGCTCCAACATACTTGGTGCACCTGGAGGAATTTTTGGAGCTGCGGTAGGTAGTGGGTCAACAGGTTTTGCAAGTTCTTGAGCTGCGCGCAGAATTGCATTCTCATTCTTTGCTGAGATCAATTCTTTTGAAAGTTGCGCAGGAGTTTTCCCTTCCGCCGCGCCTAGATACTCACCTCCCACTGATCCAAGTTTTGCGCGTGAAGTGGTAAGACTTTTAATATCCCTGCCAGTCTTTGTAAAAGCCGGAAGATCATCATATCCGAGAACCTCAGTCACTCCTTTAATAAAGTTCTCATTTGAGAGAAGTTTATCAAGCTGCTCTGGAGTAAAAGTCGCACCTTTAATCGGGCCCATGGAATGATCTTTCTATTAAAACGGCGAATTCTCAATCACGCCCCAGACCCGGCGGGTACCTGCTTCCTGCTCTTCCACAATTGTTCCTCCCAGGAGCAATGCCCCATAGAGTTCAATTACTTTCGGAGCATAAGTTAGGCAGTCAAGAATTCCATCTGTGTTGTCCCGTTTTAGGGGATTGAATTGAGAAATCTGAAGATTAACAATTGCTTGCTGGGATGGATGGATTAGTATTTCCCCTGCAAGCAGTGATTTGAACATTCCAAGGATGCGAGAATTCTTGGAATAAGAACCTGAATACACTTCTACCGCTTCAATTCCTACAATCGCTCGCTGCATACAAATGTATTCAAACCAGTATTTCAGAGTGTATTGGTATGCATTCGATTCAATTGCAATAACTCGGCAATTCCGACTTAGTGCTATCTTAAGGCTTTCCACAATCGTATCACCTGGGGACAGGCGGCCCTCAATGATATGTTTGCAAACTGGGATTGCCTGATGGATTTCGAAATAAGAGATTGTTACAGAGTCCGCGCCTGGTTTATCTGTGGCAGGGTCGATGATTATAAAGTTGCCCTGATGAATTTCCCCTTCGGGTATGTCATATTTCGGGAGTTTAGTAAGGTCTACAAGATTATTGATCGATGCGTTTTCATCATTCAATACTTCTGCAAAGAAGATTTCCGGCCGCCCCATTGAGAGGTCATTTTGATATTCCTTTTTAAGCTGCTCAATTGGCTGGAGCTCTTCCCAGAGAGATGTACCATCGGAAAGAATCCCACCTGCAATAAATGAAGTCCAGGTAGGATTGTGCTTGAGTTTCCGGAGCAGAGAGTGTTTTGTCGGATACATATTCCCAATGAATATGAAAAGACACCCATGAGGTGACTTAGCTTTCATTGCTGTGCCGATCATCCAAGTATCAAGATTTTTGGATATGATCTCTGAGTCCGCATCTTCCCGGGTCTGAATGTCGTCAAAAATCATTACATCCGGCCGCTGGTTTTCCAGTGTAATTCCTCGAATGTCTGATTGCGCGCCGGCTCCCATGAGAATAATATTTCTTCCCCGGAATCCGAAGCGCTTCAAATCCTGCCGATCAGTTTCCGCGCCGAGTTTCCAATCCCCAAACACCTTTTGTACATTCCGCTCAGAGAGCATGCTCATAATATCGGTTATGATATTATTCGCCTTAGTCTGAGTGCCACAGATAATCAGGATGAACTGTTTCTTGGTGAATAGGATGCAATATAGGATGAAGATCTTTATGAGCATGGTTTTTCCGAAGCCTCGGGGGAGACCGATTGCGAGCTGGGAAAAATCACGGACACGATTTACATAGGAAAGCAGCCAATGCCAAATGGATTGGAAAACAGGAGGGAAAAGATAACGAAATACTGTTGGCATCGCAAGGGCGGCCAAGAAATCTAGAGATTCGCGCGCAGTAGCTTCTACCTGGGCAGAGGTAAATGTCGCTTCTCGAATAATTTCGGGTTCGGGAGCAGGCTCAGGATCGGTAAATCCGAGTTTTTCTCTCCAGGAGGTGCTCATTTGGAATTACTCCTAGCAAGCAAGGCTTGAATCGCTAGCAAATGCACTAAAGCGGCAGCTTTATTCCGAGCTTCCAGATCTTGTGATTTAAATACCATTCTGGTTACTTCTGTTTCACCTGGCTTGAGAGCTGGAGGTGGAGTTTTCTTTAGGGGTGCCATGGGTTGTTTCCAAAAGTTTAGTCATTCCGCCGGAGGGCATTGTTACAAGGTCTTGGGAACCTGCTCGTACAACTTGATTGTTTAGATTGACCTGGATGTTTTGAGTAAATGAGTTGTAAATTTGGGTTGGAAGCACGAGTTGGACAACAGTTTGCTGATTTGTGATGGATTCCGGAGCGCTGGCACCTCTTCTTTTCGCTCCGTTAATAACTTGTATCGCCTTTAGGATCAGCGCCGGCTCCATCATGAATGGAATTACATTCGCAAGGCGCTGTTGCAACATTTCCTCCATTTTATCATATGCACAATCCCGCTCATTGTGTGATGCAAGATTCTTAAACCTTAATTCCGCTACTTGAGCTGCAAACTCGGGTTCGGATAGGAGCTGGGAAATGCGGGAAACAGAAACTCCGACTGCGGATGCAACTAATTCCGGCCCAAGTCCTTGGCCAAGAAGTGAGAGCGCGCGAGATTCTGTGGAGGTTTGTACATTTGCCATAAGGAGGATTGAGCTGGCGGTGGGAGTGATTGGATTATGAGGCCTCATAAGACTAATTGGTGGTGGGGTCGGGCTATGACAGGAGTTTTTTGAAAAATTTTTTTATAATTTTTTGGTTCAAGGAGTGAAAAAACTTTAGGAAAATGGGGCGAGTGTTATAGGATAGTAGAACCGGACAAACCAAAAAAGGCCCTTGCCCCCTCTGCCTTTGGCATGGTTTGCTGTATGAATGTACAGTGTGACGGAAATTGTCAGTGTGACAAGAATTGTCAGTGTGAGAGTGACAGGAATTGTTAGGTGCGCCGAGCCTAGCCCGGTGGGAAGGCTTGGGAATGTTGGCATGGGTCTTGCTTGTATTAGACTGGCACCCTTGGTGCGGGTTTTAGTATCTAGTTTAGAATCATTGGAATCATTGGAGTATATATTATGGCAAATCTGGTTAATATCGTTTATGTGGTTTCCTATCAAGTGAAACTATCACGGGGCTGGATAGATAATGTTGCAGTCTATTACACAATCGTGGATGCAGATAAGGCGAAAGAATCTATGGACTCTCTTGCCCATATGTATAGGAAAGTTAAGGTTTTGCCTAGTGCAGTGATTTGAGCATTCTATTAGCTCATGCCATAATGTGAGCTAATGGGATTGCTTAGATAATATCTTCTGAGAATCCATTGATTGAATCTTTAAGGAATCTATCATGTCTTATATCTCTGGTTCGCTTTCCCTGTACATTCTCGCAAACACTGCCGACAATCGTCGCCCCAAGAAACTCCGCCTTGTGCAGTCTTGGGAAATCTTTCATGGGGATCAATTTGAGACAAATATTTCGGACAAGGCGCGAGAACTTGGATATAACTTTCTGACCTTGAACCCTCAATATACTGGATTTGATATTCATTACGAATTCTTCCCTCGCACTATCAATGGATTGTGCAACATGGATTGATTGTTAGATTGTCCTATTAGCAGATACTTTAATGTCTGCTAATGGATGCAATCCTGCATCACTCACTCACTCACTCACTTAGGAATCTACCATGTCGAATATCTCTAATCGTCACTCCATTGTCCCTTTCATTTCTGGCACCAGCAAACCCCTCAGCGGGCAAGAGTTGCTGAAGATTACTTATAAATCATCCACCGATAAGAAAACCAAGATTGTTACTCCGGCAAAATTCCCCAGTGTCTGCGCCAGCGTTCCTGCACTCACATGGGATTCTGTGCTCCCTGAACTGGAACTGTTCAAGGGTCACATTCTCGGCTTCCTGCGCGATTCTCGGCAAGCTGTTGCACGGGGTTTGTATGAAGCAAAGAAAGGAAAACTGGAAGCTCTGACCGATGAAGATTTGTCTCTTAGTGCGATTGCTGGGTTCCTGAGTGCTCAGGGACAAGGGAAACTGAGCATTGAGAAGATCGGGAAGTTTTTCGATTCTGCAATGATTGAATCTGTCACTGTTGCAGTGATTGATAAGTGTAAGTTTGATATTGAAACCCTGAACGATGAACAGAATAAGACTGTGAAACATCATGTCGGGGATATTAAGTCTGCACTTGAGAGTCTCGCAGTTCCTGCACTGCTGGCGGAATCGGTTTATCGGAAGTGTCTTGCAGTGCTGGCATTGCTCGGGGAGTTGGAAGATGCTGCGGAATCTGCCATGCTGGAAAGACTGATTGAAACAGCAGAAGGGAAGATTGCCGCGATTGAAGCGAAGAGGGAGGAGGAAAAAGCGCTGGCAGCTATCCCCGCGCTCTCTTGGGAGTGATTCCCCGATTGCCCGGATGACCTATTAAGTTAGGTCGTTCGGTTCCCCTAGAACCCGGCTTTGTCCGGGTTTTCTTGTTTCTAATGGTCGGATCACGGTTTACAGTCTGTGTAGACCACTAGACCACTAGACCGTCAGACTGTAGGCGCCTAGACCCTCCCTCACACCTCCCTAGCCCCTAGTGCATCGCACCAGTTTATAACCCAATCCTATTAATAATCCTATCTGCATTCTAGTGTGTATAGTATTATTAATATACCCTCCCTTTTTTCCTTTATAAATATTTTAAGAGGCCTAAATATAGACATTAAGATACTAGGATACTTTCTGACTAGGGCAATAGTCTCCCCTTCGGGGTTAATAATAGATACCTCTAAACTATTTAGGATGTGGTTTATATTGCCCTGTAGGGGTTGACTCCGGAGGAGGGTAGGACTACCCTGTTCACCTATGGTCTAGCGGTCTAGAAGTCTGACAGTCTAGTCAGACTATGAACCGAGCTTCCCTCTAAACTAATCAAGAATCAATTTTAACCAAGTGAAGGAAACAATCATGCTTCAATCTTCTTATTACGACCGAGCTAAAAAAGCATTGGCAATGCAATTGAATGTCATATGGTCAGAACAAAATAATAATAAACAATCTAAAATGAGTGATACAGCTATCATTTATTGGGGCCTTAAAATGGGACTAATAACTGAGAAAGAAAAGAATGATGTAATGGGATTTAAAGAAAATTCATTGCCCTAACTCATTGCAAACCCAAGCTGCCAGCCTAAAAACTGGCACTAAACATTTTCAGTTAGAAATCAACTTTGGTTTCTAACTATCAAGTGTTTTGTACTCCCTGAATACAGGAATTTTATATGGAAAAACTTAAGCCTGAAAAAAAGTATCGTCCTTATTTCACTCTTCCAGAGCTTCGCGCAATCTTAGATTCTCTCTTATCTCATCCGATTGAATCTCAAGATAAGCTGAGAGCGTATCTCAATAAATATATTTTTGAGATCTCAAATGAGTTCAGGCTTCCAGCAGTGGAAGTTCTTAATCTTCCCTCAAAAGCTCAGACTCTCGAACAGAAAAACCGGGATCAAGAAAGATATATGCTGGGTGAGATGAGCCCGGATGAAGAGAGAGAATTTGAACGAGTGAATAATCTTTTGTTTTAACCAGAAACCATATATCATGGCAACATCGGAAAATAAATTACCCTTCTTTATAACTGTCCAAGATGAAAGAAACATCATATGTACTGTCAATGTTAAAAATGCCTTAGTCAAAATTCAGGAGGGTCTTAATCTTGTACCTGAAAATAATCTTGAAGAGCAAGAATTCAAGATTCTGAGCGACGCCCATAACTGTCTTGTTCATCTTTTGAAAGGTTTCTAAGCTATGAAATCTAAACATCACACTCATTATACTCTCCGCGCCAGAATCTGGAATTTCTTCCATAC